GGATTTATTATGACCCTAACAAAGAAATTCCACTACCAACCAGCGTGAAAAGGCACGCTCGGACCTAAAACCAGGGCCCGAAATTGTACCACCGTGAAACTGATATCCGTTGAATACGGATATTTACTTTCCCTCTGAGTTCACTTCGATTATTTGAAGCGCGATCAGTGGATGCGTAACGCAGTCTAGCTATAAGAACAGCCGGACTATCCGATTCCACGCTTAATGCGTGGCAGACATATGCCTTGAAGAAAAAACCTTCAATGCAATGTCTGTTCTTACTTGGTCGAGCTTCATCGAAGTTAGACCAAATGCACCCGGTCCCTGCTGACTTCTCTCCTCTTATCCGTAAAGATTCGGGGAGCGACTCAACAAGGTTGGTATGCACTATTCGAAACCTATTATCACAGCCGAAATTTCCATTCCGACGGTGAGATAGTTCACGAATATTGTTTATAAGAGAAAACGCCGACAGCAGTCGGCTCGGATACTTCTTAAAGAAGAAAGGCTTTACATCCTGTCCATTGAACCAGTATGATCCACAGGATTCCCGGAAGTACCCAGAATTAAAACTCTTCTGAGTATTTACGGTAAATCCAAGGAACTTGCTGAATTCGCAGAACAAAGGGTAGCATCTAGAAGCAAGTGTAACATCATCACCAAAAACGGATACAACTCTCTGATCTTCATTGAGGTACTCTGAAACAGCAAGAGCAGCCGCATAGAAGATGAGACTTTCCAGTTCAAAGGTAAATCCGTTACCCATACTTGAGAATTTCTCAAAGTGTTGGGGCCTTTGCTTGTCGATGGTAAAGTAATGACTCCGGCACGCATCGAGAACTACAAACCAATCCGCGGGAAAAATCTCGCGTACAAGCTCATAGGAGATAGTGTCACTCGCAGCACTGAAATCTACGGTCGCAATTCCGGCGGTTTTTGACCCCCGTAATGCTAACGCCTGATTTTTTGTGTCCGAATCGAGGTCGAGTCCGTTCCTCCGAAGCCTGCTTCGAATGACCGCCCCTACGCCTTTCTGGAACCAGAGATTAATCCCCGGTTCCACAGCGATGGTGCGATCTATTTTGGCATTCTTCGGTACGGTTAGAACCTTACTAGCCTCACGGAACTCCACTTCAGAGAGACGACCATCCCGATACCATACGGGATAGGCAGCCTTAAGAAGCGGTTCCATAAGACGGTACAGACTACTTGTTATCTGGTTTTCCTTACGGAATTTCCTGACAGCAGATGTATCACTTCCTTTAACTGAAAGCGACACACCCGGCCCCCAGGAGCCGGAATCGAGGACTTCATCGATACGGAACCTTCCAAGAATCACTGCAATTTTTCGCGTGACGGCATGAAGCAGCCACACGTTAGGCCCCTTGAATTGGGGGTCTAATGCGAGATTCGAGAAACGCTTATTCGTATCGCGACACTGCAACTCAGCGGTCAAAAAGCCGCCAAGCGCAAGCTCTCTTTTATTAAAGGAGGTCTCTAAAAACTCAGACTTCCGAAGAAAGCTTATAGCAGTGAGGTCATCCCGAAACCGACCAACGTCATTATATTGACGAGGGTCGATTTCTTTCGACACCAATTGATCGAACTCTCTATTCTGATAAAGAATAAAACATGAGAGCGCGATCGGGGTGTCGATGGATGTATAGAACTGCTCAATCGCGTCTTTTACAGACGCATCCGACAAACCAACTGCATGAGGTAAACGACGGGAAGAAACTCCCTTAACGCCAGATCGTGACATAGTCAATGATCTCCTTTTAAGTTACGTACCCTAAAATGCTATCTACAATTAGTAGATGGCACTCTGCGCCTCCACGAGACTAGCCGACACGGCATTAAGAAGGATATTTCTCGCAAAAGCGATAATGTCCTTTCTATCAGCCAAAGTCGATCGTTCGGGGAGGAAGAACGTGCAGTCGAACGTCGTATCATAAGCCTTCGTCGGAGCCGGGAGAATTCCCGACATTGTCGAATTACTTATGGTTTCGAGGGACGGCCGAACGATCTTGATACGTACCTTGTGAAGACGTGATGTCTTCGAAGGAGGCGAAACCCAGAGGAAAATCCTGGGAAATCCGACAGAAATGCCGCCGGATCGGTCTTCATACACCGCGAGGTTCCCTGTCAAAGACAGAGGTTCGAAGCTATGGGAGACAGGGGTTGCTTGTCCGTCATTGACGTAAAGTGTTGCGATAGCAGGCATATTGCACTCCTAAGGGTTGTCTTTCAGCGAAATCGCTGAACGATTAAAGCGACAGCTTCGAGAACGTGATACACAGAGAGTGGGTTCTTAAATTGAGGGAGCATAAGCGATGGGGGTTCAGTTAAGAACACCCTCGTCTTCTTACGCTCTGCACAATGGAACTGACTCGACGTGTTAACGGTCCCGCCGCTGCCTGCTGTACTCGTGTTGAGTACGGTGAAAGGAATCTCGACCAACTTCGTATTCGACTGCACACCTCTCGAGAAGACGAGGCCAGTACAGTTGTTCAACGAATGGATCCAGTTGCCGATAGGTAGAAACCAGTCGACAACAAAGCTCCAAGGTAAAGATTCCCACGCTATCTCAG